GCCTGGCCGAAGTCTTCCCCGAGGTCCGCAACAAGGTCGACGTCAACCAGGCGGTCGACAACTACGCGGAGATGCTCGGCGTCGATCCGCGGATCGTGCGCTCGACCGACGAGGCGAATCAGCGCACCGCGCAGCAGGCGCAGGCGCAGCAGGCGCAGGCCGATGCGGAGACGGCGGTCAAGGTCGCCAAGGCGACGCGCGACGCGAGCCAGGCGCCGGTCACCGGCGACAGCGCGCTGGCGGCGATGGTGCAGTCGGCGAGCGCCAACGCGCGCAACATTCCCCCGCAGGCGCGCGGCAGCGGGCCGGCTGCGGTCCCGAGTAACTGATGGAACCGAGAGCGCAGGTCAAGAACGCCGGCGATCCGCGGCAGGTCAAACGCGCCGGCCGCAAGGAACGCGAGCGCCAGGAGCTCGAGCAGGCGGCCGTCGTCCAGGTCATGGCGACGCCGGCCGGCCGCATCTTCGCCTGGTCGCTGCTCGAGCGCGCGGGCGTCTATGCGTCGGTCTTCCATCCGAGCGCGTCGCAGATTTACTACCTCGCCGGCCGGCAAGACTTCGGGCACGAGCTGATTGCGCTGCTGCTCGAGAGCGACGAGCGCGCGTATCAGCTCATGGAAGCAGAGGCTCGCGCACGGACGCGCCGCGAGAACGCGGCGACCGATGCCGCGCACACCAACAGCGTCACGCAGGGAGATGGCACCGATGGCAACGTCTAAAGATGGCGGCGACGCCGGCAAAGCTGGCGAGCAGAAGGCAGGCGACCAGGGCGCCGGCGGCAAGGAAACACTGACCGGCGACGAGGGCAAGAACACGCCGGCGCCGAAGGGCGACGAGAACGTCGACACCGGCGGCGACAAGCCTGGCGCAAAGGCGGGCGAGCAGAAGGACGGCAAGAGCGGCGACACCGGCGACAAGAAGGCGGACGAGGCTCAGAAGGGAAATGAGGGCAAGGACGGCGACCAGCCGAAGGCCCCCGACAAGTATGAGCTCAAGCTGCCGGACGATGCCGGCGACTACCTCGATGAGAGCGATCTGGCGCAGGTCGAGCGGGTGGCCCGAGCTAAGGGCTGGACGAACGAGCAGGCGCAGGCGAGCCTCGAGGAATACGCGGACAGCCTGGCGGCGCAGAGCCAGGCGTTTCGCGTCGAGACGGAGAAGGATCAGACCTACGGCGGCGACAACCTGGCCGAAACCCAGCGGCTCGCGCGGCTCGCACTCGACAAGGTGCGGCCGGCGAACACCGAGCAGGGGAAGGCGCTGCGTCGCATCCTGGCGAAGTCTGGTTACGGCAACAAGCTCGAGGTCGTCAGCTTCCTGGCGGACCTGGGCAAACTGATGGCCGAGGACAACCCCGGCGGATCGGGCGCAGGCAGCAAAGCGGGCGAGAAGTCGACCGCGGATCTGTTCTACGGCGAGACGTCGAAGGGCGAGTAGCTCGGACCATATTCTCGAGGGACACCATGCGATTCACTGGACTGTTGATCATCACCGCGATCGTCGCGCTGTTCACCGTGGACATCGGTGCAGCGTCGACGATCGCGCAGCACGCCACGCAGGGCGACGCGCTGCGCTACCTGGGGCTCGGCTTCGTCGTCTTCGGCGCGGCACTCGGCACCGGCAACCTGACGCTGGCGGATTGGGCGAAGCGCCTGGATCCGACCGGCAAGGTCGACAAGATCGTCGAGCTGCTCGCGCAGAAGAACGAGATTCTCGACGATATGGTCTGGCGCGAGGGCAACCTTCCGACCGGGCACCGGCTGACCGTTCGCACCGGGCTGCCGGCCGTCGCGTGGCGCCTGCTGAACCAGGGCGTCATCCCGAGCAAGTCGACCACCGCGCAGATCGACGAACAGACCGGCATGCTTGAGGCGTGGACCGAGGTCGACAAAGACCTGGCGCTGCTCAACGGCAACGTTGCCGCGTTCCGGCTCTCGGAGGCTCGCGCCTTCATCGAGGCGATGAGCCAGGAGTTCGGGCGCGTCCTGTTCTACGGCAACGGCGGCGCGGCGCCGGAGCAGTTCACCGGGCTGAGCGTGCGCTACGGCGCGAGCTCGGGCGCGATCGTCGACAACGTCATCAAGGCCGGTGGCTCCGGCTCCGACAACGCGAGCATCTGGCTCGTCGCCTGGGGCGAGGAGACGGTCACCGGCATCTTCCCGAAGGGCAGCAAGGCCGGCCTGATTCACGAGGACTACGGCGAAGTCACCGTCGAGATGGTCGCCGGCCTGCCGGGTGCGCGCATGCGCGCGTATCAGGATCGGTTCCAGTGGAAGGGCGGCATCGCGCTGAAGGATTGGCGCTACGTCGTCCGCATCTGCAACATCGACGTCAGCGACCTGAACGCGGCCAACGTCAAGACGCTGATCAACCTGATGGAGCAGGCGGTCGAGACGATCCCCGACTCGCTGGGCCGGCCTGTGTTCTACATGAACCGGACGATGCGGCGGTTCCTGCGGCGTGAGGCGCGCGAGTCGGTCGGCAGCGGCGGCGGGCTGACCTACGACAACTTCGACGGCAAGCGGATCCTGATGTTCGGCGACGTGCCGATCAAGCGCGCGGACCAGCTCCTCAACAGCGAGGCGCTCGTCCCGTAGTCATCGGCGCAGCGTTCACCGATCTGCCGGCATCGTCCGGCTTCACAGGAGACTGGAAAATGTTCATCGACGCACTTCTCAGGGTTTGCTCGGCGCAGGCGTTCACCGCTGCGGCCGTGTCGACCAGCTCGATCGACCTGGGCAACGTCACCCCGAAGCGACAGATCGGCACCGGCGAGCCGATGATCTTCGGCATCTCGATCGACGTCCTGCTCAACGCGACCAGCATGCTCGTCGAGGTCATCTCGGCGACCGATGCGGCGCTCACCGCGGGCATCCTCGTCCACAACTCGCGGACCATCCTGGCCGCGGACGCGACGGCCGGCGCGCTGCTCTCCATCGACGTGCCGGACGGCACCCCGACGCAGCGGTTCCTCGGGCTGCGTGTGACTCCGACCGGCGGCGCGGCGACCGTCACGCTGACGGCGCAGCTCATGCCGGCCAACCTGTGGAGCATCGGCTCGACCAACTACGCCAAGAACTTCAACGTCTAGGCGCAGCTCGAGCTCGAGGTTTCCGTTCGTTCACTCGGCGCCGGCGTCTCCTCTCGAGGCGCCGGCGGTTCTGTAGGAGAGCAGTCACATGGCGAAGAAAGCAGCAGCGAAGAAGACCGCGAGCGCGAGGAGCTCGAGCTCGAAGAAGCGCGACGACGGGCCGAAGGGTCCGGCGCTCGACACGAGCAACGGCACCGATGCCGCGGTCGACAAGCAGGCGGAGCAGGACGAGCAGGATCGGCGGAAGGCCGCGCACACCACGCTGCCGCCCCTGCCGGTCGTCCCGAATCCGCCCCCGCAGCCGGCGATGATCCCGGCCAAGCAGATCGAAGGGGCGAGCAGCCAGGCGCTCGATCCGGACGATCTGCCGGCCAACCGTCGCAGCACCTCCGGCACGATCCGCGTGCAGGCGAAGGCGATCGGCTACTACGACGACGTCATCCGTCGCGTCGGCGACGTGTTCGACATCGCCGACGAAAAGGCGTTTTCCGACAAGTGGATGCGGCGCGTGCCGACGTCCACCCCGGAGCGCGTCACCGGCAGCAACGCGGCGCTCGAGCGCAACAAGAAGGGCGAACCCGTCAACGAGCCCGCACCGGAGCCCCGCGGCGCCGGCCAGGACGTGCTCGGCGACTAGTCGACCGTGGTCCCGCGGCAGCATCGCGCTGCCGCGGGCTGTTCTGATTCCAGGCTCGAGGACCGATGTCGCACAAGCATCAATATCTCGTCTACTACATCCACCTGACGGACAAGGCGCTCTACGACAGCCTCGCGCTGACGGGCTCGCCTGAGACGATCGGCGCCGTGCTCGCGGCGCCGGATGCGACAGCGATCACCTACACCGCCCCCAACAAGCTCAAGACCGACGTCATCCCGCAGACCGGCAACTATCAGACGTCGGAATGGTTCGGCACGAGCGATCACTTCCCGACCAACATCGCGGCCTTCGATCGCAAAAGCGGCGGCTGGTTCGGCATCCCGCTGCTGTTCGGCGACACGACGACCTACCACTGGCGCGGGCAATACACCTACTCACCGCCGGCCACGGTGCCAGGTGTCGCGGTTCCGCTGAACATCGCCAAGCTGCGATGGTGGGACGGCTTCGAGATTCTCGATCCGCCGAGCGGCAACGCCGGCCCGGAGAACGGCGTCAACGGCGACGCCAACAACGACAACCGTTACTGTTCACACTCGGCCTCGAGGCACGCGGACGGCAGCGGCATGGCCTGGCGCGGGCAGACGACGATCCGCACGCACAACCTCGCCGGCACGTCCGTCTCGAGCAATGCGAGCTGGGAGCGGTTCTATATCCGGCTCTGGCAGGCGCCAGCGGCGCAGACGCGGCTGTGGGGCTCGCGCGGCACCGGCGGCGTCGAGGGCTTCAACCTCGAGATCAATCCCGCCGGTCAACTCGTCTACGGCTGGGACACGAACACGAGCGTCTACACCGCGGTCGGCACCGCGTTCAACCTGGTGGTCGGCGTCTGGTATAAGGTCGACGTCCGCTTCTGGTATGGGCCGGTCGGCTCGGGCGGGACGCAGTTCGAGCTCTGGATCAACGGCGTCATCAAGGCGAGCGGCACGGTCAACGCCCTGGGCAGCGGGCCGGCCGGCGCGCTGCCGGCGGCCTGGAACAGCATCACCGCCTACGTGATCGGCAACCAGGTGGGATCCGGCGGACGCGCATATCAGGCCGTCGCCAACAACACGAACAGCCAGCCGCCTAACGCCAACTGGACCGACATCAGCCTCTCGTTCTTTTCTCGCCACGGCTCGAGTCGCATGGGCAACGCTCAAGCGAACACGATGGCGATCGACATCGACGACTGGATCTGTGGCGACCATCAGGGCGCGCCGGACGGCGTCGATTTCCAGAACGGGCACCGCGTCATCCAGGTCCGCGCGACCGGCTTCGATGCGGCGATGTCCGGCTTTACCGGCGATTGGCGCTGGTGCAACCTGCCGGCGCCGACTGACGGCCCGACGTCGCTGCTGACGTCGTCGACGAACGGCGCGGTCCTGGCCGTCGCCACGGACGGCTACGCGGTCGACGCGCTGCCGGAGCTCGACCAACGTAGCGACGAACGAAGCGGTCTGCACCGGCGCGGCGCTCTCGACTGGCGCCGTCGCGCAGAGCACCGTCAGCGCGGACTGGAAGACGGCAGGCAAGGCGCTGAGCGGCACGCCGACGCCGGTCAAGCCGATCGCGCCGATCGTGCTGAAGCACATCAAAGGCAGCGCGTCCGTCGAGACGATCCGCCGGCTCTCGGCAACCGTCTGTCTGATCGGCAGCTTCGGCAAGGAAGACCTGGGACCGCTGGCTCCGCCCCCCAGCGTGCTGCCGAAGGCGGCCGGCCCGCACAACAACCCGTATCCGCGGACGCCCTGGGCGCGCTCGACCGTCGCGCCGATCATGCCGGTCTTCGTGCGCGCCGGCACCTACACCGGCAACGGCACCGGCCAGGATCTGCTGTTCCCGATGCCGATCCACTTCTTCCGGGCGCGGCCGTCGACGGTCAGCGTCGCCGGCGGAACGCTCTGGTGGTCGACGCTGATGGCGTCGCACGTCGGCACGGCCAATCAGCTCGATGGCGCCGGCATGGTGCAGGCGCTCATGGACGAGAGCTTCGTCCCGGTCGGCCTCGACGGTCAGCAGATCCAGAGCATCCTGCGGATTGTCGGCGGCGGCGCGCAGAGCAACGCGGCCGGCGTCGTCTACAGCTACATCGCCATCGGCGATCCCGGCCAGCGGTTCATGTTGAACGGCGGCCTGGTCAACGAGCAGAACCAGGCGATCGACGTCAACACCCCGCTGATCCGGACGACGTTCGTGCCGGAGGCGATCATCTTCCAGGGCGAGGATCCCAACGTCGCCACAACCGGCTGCTTCTGGAAAGGCAAGGGCAACCCGACCGCTGTGACCGGCATGGCGACGCAGGGCGAGACGGCCGCGGCGATCGCGGTCAGTGCCGGCCAGATCACGACCAAGCAGCCGTTTCACGTCCTGGCGGCCTCGTGGCTCGGCCCGTCCAACATGGTGCCGTTCTCCGCCTGGCGCAGCGACGACGGCAGCAGCGACGACGTCGGCAGCAACAAGGGTAAGGCGTGCCAGATCGTCACCTACACCGGAGACGGCGCGGCCTCGAGGACGATCGCGCTGGCGCCGGCGGTCGGCAAGCGTCCACTGTGGGCGCTCGTGGTGCCGCATGGCACCGGCGCGACCTACTACCGCGATCCCGCGCACAGCGCGCTCGGCAGCTCGCGCTGGGACACCGGCGGCACGGCGACGACGGCGATCGTCGGCGGCAATATCGACTCCATCAGTGTCGGCCCGCTGATCAACACCAACGGCATCGTCTACGACGTGCTGGTCATCCCTGGCGACTCGACGGCCGGCAACGATGGCTGGTCGATCCCTGGCGACTTCTGGCCGGTGCCGCCGGATCCCCCGCCGTCTGACATCCCAGTCGACGGCCCGAGCCCCGGCGAAGTGCCTGGCAATCCGCCATCGCCCGATCCGACGCCGGTCGTCGTCCTGCCGGATCCGCTCCCGCCGGCGGGACCGATGCCGTCGCTGACCGATGATCTGGATCCGGCCTGCATCGCCGACACCACGCGCATGATCAACATGGCGCTGACGCGCATCGGCATCACCACGCAGATCGCGGTCGTCGCCACGGACGCGATCCCCGAGGCGACCGAGGTCCGCCTGGTCTACAACGACGCCATCCAGCAAACGCTGCGCGATTTCGCCTGGCCGTTCGCCACGCGCTACGTGCAGCTCACGCAGGTCGGCACCACGCGGCCTAACAGCGATTGGCTCTATGCCTACCGGCAGCCGAGCGACTGCATCTTTGAGCGGCGCATCGCGGCCTCGAGGACGGACGTCGCGGACGCGGCGCCGATCCCGTTCGCCTGCTCGAGCGACGCGACCGGCAACCTGATTTTCACCAACCAGGCGCAGGCCGTGCTCGAATACACGGCGCGGCCGAAGTGTCCGCACACCCGCAGCGAGCCCCTTTTCCGCGAGGCGGCGATGTGGAAGCTCGCCGAGCTCCTGGCGCCAGGGCTCTCGCGGCTGACGGACACCGCGGTCAACTGCGCCAAGGGCTACGCCGAGGCGATCGGCAAGGCGCAGCTCGTGCTGCGACCGGGCAACCCTGGCGAGATCCCGGCGACGTCGACCTACGACACGACGGCGCCGATGCTGGCGGCCAACGTCAACGTCATCAACCTGGCGCTGGTCCGCATCGGCGCGCGGACGATCCGGAACGTCTCGACCGATCAATCTCGAGAGGCGCAGGTCGCCCGCATCGTCTTCGAGCAGGAGCTCCGCGCGACGCTGCGCGATTTCCCCTGGTCGTTCGCCACGCAATACGCGAGCCTGGCGCTGGTCGGCGGCACGAGCTCGGTGCCGGTCAACGCCGACTGGCAATACAGCTACCGGCTGCCGACTGATGTCGTCTTCGTCCGGCGCATGGTCGATGCCTCGAGGCATCGACCATGCGCCGGACGAAGACGACATCAGTCGGCAGCCGGTAG